TCATGATCACTTTGGCCGAGCCGCCGTAGGTGCTGACAGTGACAAACAAACTCACGGCTACCGCAAACGTGAAAATGCGGTCCATCCAAAGCCCATCAACACGGTACAGCGTGATCTCTACGCAATTGGCCTGCTGCCATTGCAAAACCGAGTCGGCTTCGCTCCAGTACGTCCAAGCGTGCAGCCCGTCAAATTTGCCGATGTCGTAGATCCGGTCGAAGTAGAACCCACGGTAGAAAAACTGGCCGGTGATGTTTTCATACTGAGGGCGGACCGCAAAGTCGGTCAGAACGCCGCGATAGACGTTGTGGAAATGCACCCGGTTCAGGTACAAAGTGCCCACGGTGCTTTCGTTGCGGATAACCCAGTCGCGGACCGCAGGAGTCCAACCCGGCCCCGGGGTTGCGTGGCCTTCTTGAAAAATGGCGATGTCGAACAGCCCCGACGATTTCCCAAGGTTTCCGGTAAAACTGACCAACGCGCCTGTGGTCGAGGCGTGGATCAACCAAGTGCCCTTTTGCGGCTTGGTGATGGGGCGTGCGTTGTCAAAATCAAAAAAGCCTTGACCAACAAATCGAACTGACCCTGTAACAAACAGAGTTCCGACGACTCGGTAGCTCTTTGCGCCAAAGTGCAGTTCTATTTGTTCGCTGTTCTGCGCCTGAACGTAATTGATGGCGGTTTGAATTGCAGCGGTGTCGTCTGTAACTCCGTCACCAACAGCCCCAAAATCGTCTACGCTGACGATCTGGCGCATTTTGTCTTGGGAGGAAATCGGATCAGCGCCAGTGCCTGCTTGAGTAAACCCGATCCAATCAGAACCGGTGTTCCCAGCTAGGCTTTGAACTGTACCGACTTGTCCTTTGAAGCCTGTGAAGGCTACACCGGAGGCTTGTGCGCCGATGCCGGTAGCCTCTGGGAAATTGTAGACCATCGTCCCCTTGCTGTCCTGTACCAAGATGCTGAAATCAACGCCATCGACGTAGACCTGGGCTGGAGTTCCAGAGTTTGAGATGTAGCCATTGATCGTGCGCAGTGGCTGTGCTGCTTGGATGGTCAAGGCTTCGTCAAAATACACCACGACAGGATTTATCTGGGGGTTTAGATTCGGTTGGCCAATCCAGACGTAACCATTGTCCAGTGGCTGCCCGTCACGGTCTTGAAAGACCGGGAAGGGGACTTGAATCGAGAGTGCGGACATTATTGGTTCTCCTTGGATTTGTTCAGGTTTAGATCTTGGGCGTGACCGGAACCACGCAAGCAGCCGTGCGATCCATTTGCGAAAAGTTGCAAGCATTTTGAAATCCTCATGGCTGGTTCTCCTGGATGGTGGATTGTCGCTCAAGGCTGCACGGGTGGCAATGCGTTGAGGGCTTCATTGATTCAAGGGCTTTAGAGATTGCTGCACCCTCATTCTTACTTGGCGATTTTTCACATACTTTGAGGCTTCGCGCAAAGCAGTTAACGCTGGTGCTGGAATGCCGGTGAGCCCAAATGTTGCAACCGAGTCTAGTGCAACTTGCAGGGCTGATGCCGTATTTGAAAAGTTGACTGCGCCAGGTGGTGCGGTGTAGATGTCGATGGCAATTTCGCCAAGGTCACGGATTTGCTGGGCCTGTTTTTTGCCGTACAAAGCCTCAAGTTTTCCTGCTCTGTCCATCGAACGAATGACGCTGTTGAGTTTGTCAGGGGAGATCAGCGGAAGGCCTCGTTCATCCCTTTGGGCTGTGGACAAGGCTTTGTTGATGATGTATCGAGATGTGTTTGACTTGAGCTCATTCCATGCTTGCTTGCCATCTGGCCCTGCGGAAATCAAAGTCTTGCGCACCTTGTTCATCTCTTCCAGTGGTGCGTTAAGGATGATCTTGTCGAACACGTTTTCAAATGCAATGGCGCGTTCAGAGGTGTTTTTCTTGGTGGACAATATTTGTGCAGTTAAGCCAACGTTTTCAAACTCGTTGGCAAAGTCCTGGCGTAGTTTGCGTGCTGCTTTGTAGGTCTCGCCGCCTTTGCCTTCTGTGCCTGCGTCAATGGCTGCATTGATTTTTCTGGCCATAAGTGCTTGGCGCTTGTCTGTCCAATCTGTTGCCTCGTTGACAAACTGACGCAGCAGTTCGGTGTCGTCAATGGCCTTGGCCTGTGCGATCAAATTGCCATCAGCGTCTTCCGCCAAAATGCCAAGCCTGAGTGCTTCTTTGCGAATCGGTGCTACGTTAGGGGCCACGCCTTCAAAGCGCTGCACATCTGCTGCGGTGGTCGCCAAGTTGTCGAGTGTGACCGGCTCAAGCATAGAGCCATCTTCACGGGCTTTTGTATATGCCGCGCCGACTTTTCTGCGTGCAACTTCTGCTTTGTTGACTATAGCCTGACTGACGGCTTGGCCAATGTCACGAGGCTCCACCAACATGGGCTCGGTGCGATCAACCATTGCGTCAAATTGCTGAATCAAATTGGCCGTTTGGTTGCTGACTCGTTCGCGCAGGGGTGCGCCAACGTCACCGAGTTTGGCGGTTTCTTTTTCAAATTGCAGGTCTGCAAAATTCCGAGTTCTTTGACCTGCTGTCAAACCGGCTGGGCCTACAAAGCCCAATTGTTCGGCAGTGGTCACTCGTTGCAATGCTTGGGGCGTGGCTGCTGAGCCCATAGAAACCCGCGCACCGGCTGCTGGTGCTGCTGCTGGGGTCTCCATGCCCAAGGTCTCGCGCACGACTGTGGTGGCCGCTTGCACTGGCCTTGCGATGGCTTGGCCTGTTGCGGTGGCTGCACGCTGGCCTGCTGCGCGTGCGATCTGACCGGCTGCGCCTACGGTTGGGGCTGCGGTGCGTGCGGCCTGCATAACAGCGCCTGGGGCTGCGATAACAGGCAGGACTGGGGGTAAAGCTTGGCTCAAGAATTGACCGACTGCTTGGGTCTGTTCCTGCCCCGCTTGACCCCGTGGCTGGTAGGTGAGCGCCTGTGCGCCCTTGGCCGCTGCTTGCTCGACCGCACGCATGGCTTCTGGCGTTCCGAACTGACCGGAGAGGATCTGCTGGGACAAGCCCTGGAGAGTTCCGGCCAGCGTGCCAAGCGTGCCACCTGTGGCTGCTGTACCAAGGGCCAAAGCGGTTTCGCCAGCGCCAATGAGTTGCTGGCCGATGCCTGGTTCGCGTGGCAGTGGTGCGTTCTGCTGCTGGAAGGTGGCCGTGTTCTCTTCGCCCTTGGCGAGCTGGTAGGCCTGCGCCACGGTGTCGAACTCAGGCGTTCCGCGCTTGGCGGAATTCTTGACGATCCAGGCTGCGTATTCGTCGGCTGTTGCCATTTATTGACCTCCGCGCAGGATTGCGTCAGCTTGCGACCGGATGTTGCTTGTGGCTGCTGCTGGTCGTGGATTCGCATCAGTCGGTATTTGCTGGACCAGTGGGGTTTGGGCGGCTGGGTTGTAACGCTTGCTGACGTCTTGCACGACGCGCTGCGTGAAGTCGTTGAAGGATTCGCCCGGCTTGGTGGCGTAGTCGCCAGCTTGGAAGGTGTTTCGTGCACGGGTCAGCACGCCGTTGTTGTTAGCCAGCCAGTCTGTCTTGGCGTTGGCCACGGATGCCTCGATGTCTTGCATCTTGCCCATGCCGCGCAGGAAACTGGCCATAATGCTGGCGTTGGCGTTTTCTGGGGGAATACCCTTCAAAGCCAGCTCGATGTCCTTGTCGGTGGCCACGCCTGGGGGCAGTGACTTGATGGCTGCCGAGTTGCGGATGCGTGTGTATTCTTGACGCAGTTCGGTCAATGGACTTTGTGCACCAGTTGCTTTGCGGAGATAGTCAGCGAAGCTGGTGGCCGCACCGAAACCGCCGCCAGCTGCATCGAGGCGTCTGGCCAAATCGTTGTACTGGTTCGCAGACTGTTTCGACGCTGCCGCCGCGACTGCGGAATCGTTGACCAGTTTGCGAGTGTCGGCCGGCAATTCGGTCAAGTTCTTTTGGATGCTCGACAGCTTTTCAGCGACTGTGGCCTGCATGGTCTGGCGATCAAGATTCAACTTGGCGGCTCGGTTGCCGATCTCGCTGTTGATGTTCTTGATCTGTGCAGCGTTCAGATTTAGATTGGCTTGTGCCAGTGGGCCTGCAAACTCTGCCTCGACCTTTGCTTTGTTTGCGTCTGCAACTCGTTTCTCTTGTTCTGCCACCAATCTGGCAGGCGTGTCTTTGGCTTCGGCAACCTTTTTCTCTGCATCCGCGACAGCAGCATTGGCATCTGCGATCTTCTTTTGCAACTCTGGCGGGGCTTGGGCTTCTGCCCTTGCAGTGCTCAAACTCTTATCAATGGTCTCAAAGAATTCCTTTGCGCCTGGGATGCCTGCTGTGCGAGCTGCCAAAGATTTGAAAACAACGGCTGGGCCGCGCTGTGGGTCTGCGGCTGCCTCGGCCATTTGCTCGAACAAGGTGGCGTCTTCCTCATCTCCGCTGTTGCGTGCTGCGAGTGCGTTTTCTTTGGCCTTGCTAATGAAGATTTCCGGATTGGTTTGCAGTGCCGAGAGAAGCTGGCCAGTGTTTTTCAGTGTGTTTTGCTGCTGCTCTTTGCTGATGCCTTCCATGAATGGCAGGAAGGCCTTGGACTGCTCTGGCGAGAGCAGTGAGGCGTAGCGTGCAGCGTCACGCATGGTGGGGTTCGGATTCGTGAAAAATCGAGCCTGTTCCTGCGCGGCCAGTTGCTGCTGGCGTTGTTGCTGTTCTCGAGCAACTTGTTGCTGTTGCAAATCGGCCATTCCAGCGCCGAGCTTGAGGCCTTGCGTTGCCTGAGCAAATGGATCTGCGACTTGTGCTAGATAGTTGATTGGTTCCATGGTGCGCCTTTAAAAGTTCAAGCCAAGGTCTTGGTTGCCGTAGGCGAGACCAGAGCCAAAGCCAGAGGAGCCGATGGGGGTTTGTGAGAATTGGGCTTGCAGGCCTGAGCCTCCACCGCCACCAAACAATTGGCCAAAGCCACCTGCGCCTTGGACTGCACCAAAGGCTTTGTTGATGCCGCCAGTGAGGGCGCTTTGCTGGCCAAGGATGCCACCGGCTTGGGCTTGGCCTTGTCTGCCCAAAAGGTTGGAAATGTTTGCACCTGTGGACATGCCAGCATTGCCAACACCGGCTGCTGCGTTCTGACCAAGGCTTGCGAGGTTTTGCTGTGTGCTTTGGCCAACGCTTGCCAGTCCGCCGAGGCGTTCGTATTGTTGATTAATGAGGCTGGAGAGCAAGGCTGGACGAAACTGAGCAAGTGCGCCTTGGACGTTTCCACCACGCAAGCCACCTGTAGCAGATGCGTTTTGGAGGATGGCGTTTTCGCCCTGCTGTTGCATGGCCTGAAACTGTGGGCTTGATTGCAATCCAGCAATGGCTTGCTGCTGTGCTTGTGGTCCTTGCAGACCTAAAAAGGCTTGCTGTTGGCCAAAGGCCTGCTCTCCAGCTTGGGCATATGGTTGAAGGCCTGTAATGCCGCCCCGCCCTGCTTCAACGTAAGGATTTAAAAGTTGTTGAATGGCGTCAAACTGTCGGCGCTGTTCGTCGATGCCGCCTTGGGCTGCTTGCTGTTGGGCTTGTGAGGCTTCACCGACAGACTCGCGCCCTTCGATTGCACCGCCAAGACCTGCGCCAATTACACCGCCGATGCCTGGAAGCAAGTAGTTGCCTGCAATGCCGCCTAGTGTGCTAAGTAAACCCATAAAACACCTCAATATTCATTGGATGCCGCTGGTAGCATTTTCCTCAGCGGCTTGATTTTCCCACAAATGCTTGCTTTTGCAAGCTCCTATCGTAAAATGCTCTGGCAGCTTACCCGACGGGGGACAGGCGATTCATCACCGCTTGCTGCATCTTTCGATGACTTTCCACTCCGATGAGGTGCGACATGATTACACACACACGCCTGCGCGAGCTTGCGCATTACTGCCCAGAAACCGGGCAATTTACTCACTTGCAGTCCAAAGGACGGAAAAAAGCTGGTATGCCTGCCGGGTCGCTTCGCAGCGATGGCTACGTCTACGTCATGTTTGGCGGCTTTCGTGCGATGGCACACCAGTTTGCATGGCTGTACGTGACTGGCGAATGGCCAACGCAAGAGATTGACCACATTGACGGCAACAAGGCCAACAATGCCTTTTCTAACTTGCGGCAGGTCAGTAGGCGAATGAACACCGAGAACAAGCACATGGCCAAGAGCACCAGCACGACTGGTTTGCTTGGGGTGATAAGGCATCGACATAAGTTTGTTGCTCGTATCGTCAGCGAAGGCAAGCGCACATATCTTGGCATCTTTGAGACGCCAGAGGCTGCTCATGAGGCCTACGTGCAGGCAAAACGACGATTGCATCATGGTTGCACCATTTAATCGTTCTCGTACTCGCGGCCTTCCCAGGCTTGGCATGACCTCATGTCATGACAAATAAAGTCAAACTTGTGGCAGTACCCGCGATAGCCTGCGTTTTGATCCCATTGATTTCTAGGGATGCGGTCCATTTTTGCTTGCATCAATGGAGTCGCCTCAAAATACTCGCAGTTGGAGCAGCGACGACGACGGGCTTCCTTCTCATCCACTTGCATGGCCTTGCCCAGCGCTACCCAATACACCTTGTTGGCTGTGGGTTCGTTGCTGGGGTTCTCTGGGCCGAGCATCCAGTCGTCGATCACGACTTGGGTGTTCTTTTTGTTCTCGGCTGCGGTGATGAATTCCTCTTCGACCGGCAGGCCCATGAAGCCCTTAGGCATCATCATGAATTTGTCCATGCTGTTTCTCCTTTAAGTGATTTCGCGGCCAGAGGCGCGGATGGTCAGTGAGGTGGCGGCGCTGGTAATGGTGGAAATGAAGCCACCGGATTCGAGTGCTTGGCCGACCAGCTCGGGGCAGGTGTAGGTCTCATCTGGTGCGATAGACCTGGTGTCCATGATTAAGTTGGATGCTGCTGGAGTTCCGCCACTGGTCACCAAGTTGACGCTGATTGTGACGTTGCCTGCTGTGGTGTTGGTCACGGTGAATTTGTCGATGATGGCTTTGCAGTTGATGGCTGTGTACTGCGTGGTCTGGCTGTTCTCGGCCTGCTTTGCTGGGATCAGCACTTTAACGGTAACGGTCATTGGATGCCTCCGATATTGTTTGAGACGGTGAGAATAATTGATGGAATGCCGGGATGCGGTGCTGTCGCTGGTTCAGCTAAAAGCTGAATGCTGAGAGTGTCAGCAGAAAACATGATCTCTACGTAATCGCCTGCATTCAAATCAAAAAAATAGTTTAATGACGAAAAGATTTCAGCGTTATTGCCTTGAATCCTGATCTGGCTGGCGCTGTCGGGCACGTCAACGCCGTTGAGCCTGAACCACAAGTAAAACAACCCTACGCCGCCAGCCGTTTTGTCCAACTGAAATGACGTGTCGAAATTGTAGATGCCCGGTGTGTCTACATAGACCCGCGATGTGGGTGTACCAAGATAGACTCCCCGGCTTAGGTCTGTGGTGTTGAACGTAACGGCTTGGGCCGTATTAATTGCGGTAGCTGTTTGGATTGTTGTATCGTAGAAAGAACCGTAACGGCTGCGCGGGAACTCGCGTGGCGGCGGGGCTAATTGCAGCCATTCAACAGCTTCAGTTAATCTGGAAAGCAAGGCCAATGCTTGATTTGCTGAGGCCTGGGAGTTACTTGCTGAGATGCCAACTTCTTCAAGTTTCTCTGGAATATATTGGGCTTCGTCAGCAACAGAGAACAGCAGCTCGAACTGCCTGATCTGCTGCTGGTCAGTAAGGAATGCCGCGAGTTGATCTCGCGTTAGATTGAGCCTGCGGGATGTGGGTGCGGTTGCCATCAGTATGCCAATGCCTCGATCTGCGCCTCAAGGCGAACAAAGGAAATGTGGGCATCACTGTCGCCACGGAAACGCTGGATCCGCCAGTTACGCATGTGGCCTTGCTGAAACCATGCGAGGCGCTTGGCGGTGTTGCCTGTGGTGCCGACTGCGATGCTTTTGTCCTGACTCCATGCAAGTCCGTTGACGCTGTAGCTGGTGCTTATCTGAGGATTCTTGCCAAGGGCCACGCTGCCGGTCAAGCTGACCAGCTCAAGGCGGTTGAAGATCGCGCCGTTGCCCTCGTTGTAGGCAATGATCGTTCCGAATTCCCAGCGCACTTGCTGGCCCCAATGGTGGCCGGTGTTTTGCACCAAATAGCCGATGGCGCTGCTTTGTGGGTCACCCACTAGCCACTTGTCGTAGGCCCAGACCAAATTGCGTGCGCGGTATTGGGTAAAGCCGACAATGGTGCTGGTGAGCGTAAACCAGACCTGATCGCCAAGCGCCTCGGATGCAGATGCGTCATAGACCACGGTGCGATCTGGCAGGTGGACGTAGAGGTGCTGGTGGTTCTTGTCGTTGCGTGCTTCCAGTTTGACGGTGGCAAGCTGTTCTTCGGTATAGGTCAAAAGCAGTTGGTCGATTTCCTGTGTGCTGATCTTCTGGGTAGTGGCCGCTGCGCCGACGTAGATGCCTGGCGCTTCGTTTCTGCCGCTGCCTAAAAATGCGATGCGCTCCAGGTAGACGCAGCAAGCGAAAGTGCCGACCACGCCTTTTTGAATTTGAGCGCCGTCGATGCGTGCGAATGGGAATAAATTTCCCCCTACGTTGTCGAACACCTCGATGGTGTTGCGGTTGAGTGCATAGACCTCGTTTCTGAGCTTGAGCAATGCAACCACTGGATCTGGGTCCACCTCTGAGCTTCCGTATTTGAGGGGGTTGACCTGGGTGGGATCGTTCAACTCGGTGACGATGAGGAACTCGCCGTCGGTGGTCATGAAGTAACCGTCAACCCACACCAAGTCTAAAACGACACCCAAGTCGGTGTCTGTTACTTGCGTGAGTGCGCCGTTCCAGTAGTACAGGCGACCACCGGATACGATGGCCAAGCGGTCGAAGCTGTAGTCGAACGTCACTGAGGTATTGACTGGCCCACCAACATCGCCCAGAACTGTTACCGCACCGGTGCTGGCCACGGTCACGAGCTTGGTGCCCATGACTCGATAGCAGATGCCCTGCCAATTGACACCGCCACGGTCTGTGCCTGGGCCTGCGCCGTTGGCCACGATGCCGTCACCAGGGCGCAGGAAGCCGTTGCTGATGCCGGATTGTTTTGGCACTGGCACCATGTTGACCGGGTAGGCCGTGCGCAGCTCTGGAGTGGCGTCGGCATAGATGCCGTTGAGGATTGGGATTTGCATGGCTTACCACTTAACCTTTGATGCCCACCATGCTGCGCTCAGTTTGCCCTTGGCAATGTTGTCAGCGTGCCGAGCTTTGAATGATTCGCGCCGCGCTTGGCTGGCTTTGGATTCGCCCTCTTTTTTGGGAGAGCCGGACACGCCTTGTTGACCGAAGCGAATGGTTTTAACCTCGTCACCAGACTTGGCCACCACGACGTGTGACTTGGTAGGGTGCGAAGGCGTGCGCTTGGGCTTGTTGTAGCCCTCGACGCCTGCACGGGCTAATCTGGTGTCTTTGGTGGCCATGGTCAGAAGCTGATGTAGAGCTTGAAGGCTTCCAGCGTGACGACGTTGTTGGCCGTTGCTGGCTGCGCTGTGAAGGCAAAGGTCTGGTTCTGCGTTGCATCCACGTTCAGCACCACGTTTGCGCCGGTGGAGAGACCGTGGCCGACCTGGTTGGCTGCGTTGCTGATGACCTGAGAGCTGCCACGGTTGCACATGAGCTTTTGAGCGCAGGCGCTGGCGTTGTTGGCCGCGCTGACTGCCATGAGCACGCCGCCGCCGTAGGTCATGCCGATGTTCTTGGCTGCTGCGCTGTTGGTGAGGCTGTAGAGCGCATCGATCTCCATGCCGCCGCCTACGCCCATTGACCAGCCTGGGACAACAACAGACGCCAAGGTGACAGCTGTGTTGGCCACGGCTGCGACTGCGACGCCGTACCAGACCAGGGCTGTTTGCGTGCCGGACTGTGTGCCGCTGGTTGTAACTGCTGCGCCGCCTGCCGAGGTGGAGACTGTGAAGGTGTTGGCCGACAGCACGGTTTTGACGTAGTACGTGGTGTTGATGGCTAGGCCTGTGGGCAGTGCGCCTGTGGTGGTGAAGCGGATCGTGTCGTTGACTGACAAGCCGTGGCCAGTCCATGTGACCACGCCAGGGGCTGCGATGCTGATGGTTACGGTGGATGCGATGTAAGGCAAGTCGATGGTCACCTCGTCTGTGGCCGTGTCAGCGTCCAGCACCTCATAGAAGCCTGTGGTGGCTGTGCCGCCAGTCCAGGTGATAAACAGGTCTGAGCCTTGCGCGACTGCATTGGTAAGGCCATGCACGCCTGCGCTGACCAGCTTAACGTCGCCTGCGTCGTCGTCATAGGTCAGGGTCACAAAGGTGGCCGCAGGTTGCACCAAACTTACAGGCTCAAGGCTGCCAAGCACCAGCGCAGGGAAGCTGCGCAGCTTGGGCTGTGTGCTGATGTCGTATTCGACCTGAGCGTTGCGGCTGGAGATGCGGATGACGCGATCTTGACCGTATGGGCCAAAGGTCTGGGCGCTGTTAAACAGGCTGCCGATGGTGGTGTAAATCCATGCTTGGCCTGGGTAGGCTGTTTGAAGTTGGACGGTGGTGGGCTCGTTGCCTGTGCTGCCGATGCTTATCAACTGGCCTGCCGCGATTGGCAGATCAACGTCGTTGGTGGTGGATGATGGCTGAATGAACATTGGGATCTCCTTGGATGGGGGTTAAGCGATGCGATACCAGCTGTTGGTGGCCTGCACGAAGCGCACTCGGAAGTTGTCTTGCGCGGCCAGCGTTGTGGGCGCGCCGTAGAGCTGTGCAGCGCCGTTGGCTGCGAGCGTGAATGTGGTGATCTGCTGTGTGGTGGTCACCAGCACCTCAGTGCCGTCTGGCGTCTGAGTGTTCAAAGGCAGCGTCACTGTTCCTGTGGCCAAGGTTCCAGCAGGCTGGATCAGCATCCACTGTTGCTGTGCGACTGGTGTCGGCACGGCCACGTTGAAGCCGGAGCCTGGCGTGAAGATGCTTGTCGCCAAAGTCGGAGAGGCGAAACTTTGCTGGAAGTATTGCAGCAGCTGGCTGATTGAAACCCTGCGTGCGTCGCCGTTGTTGGGCACGTAGATCGGGAGCTGGTCGCCACCGGATACTTGCGTGAGGGGTGAAAGTTGGTTGATCGTTGGCATGGGTGCGGTTCCTCAGTTGTATTCGATGGGGCCATCGCCACCGGCCAGGACTGGATCGACGGGCGGACGGATGAAGGGGTTGTCGTAGACGCGCCAGGGCTTGTTGCCTGCGCCTGCTGGCATGGTGCTGGGTAGTTGCTGCTCCATGGGCATGGCTGCGCGTGACAGGAGCGTGTTGTACGACTCTTTGGCGGTGGCCTTGGTGTCGGGCATGACCTGCTTGCCGTAGGACGGGGCCAGCTTGATCGCCAGGTTGGTGTAGATGGCCTCGTTGGAGCTGTCGGGAACGTTGGTTTGCTCGTCGAGATCGCTGTCCTGGGGGCTGGATGGCAGAGGGTAGCCGAGGCGGATGCCGAGGGCGTTCCATGCGGCCATCATGGTGTCCAAGCGCCGGAGGGCAGATTGCAGTTGCTCTGGCCCGAGATCAAAGGCGTAGGAGGCCAGTCCGATTTCGTCGAAGGCCTGCTCGATAAATTGGCGCTTGGTCCATCCCATTGTCATTCTCCAGTTTGCGCGGACAGTCTGTCCTGGATCAATTGTCCCAGCTTTTTGTCCTTTGTGCGACCGTCGAAGCGGATGCCAAGTTCTGTGGCCTTGGCCTCCAGCTCTGCGCGGGTGGGTGGCGTGCCGTCTTCTGGTACTGTGTCTACGACTTGCACGGCCTGGGCTTCTGCTTGGGCTGCTGCTTCTGCTTGCTCGCGCAGCAGGCGGTGGTTGATGCCGTCAATAGGCTTGGATGGCTTGCGCACCTTCACGGGCTTTTTGCCCTTGCGAAATTTAGGGGTGAGGATGTTGTCTTGCATCACTTGGCCTTCTTCTTGATGGGCTTGGCGGTCTTGGCGGCTGCTTTGAAGTCCGCGGCTGTGGGTGCGCCTTTGGCACCGGGCTTGCGCATCTTCTCTTTGCTGCCTGCTTCGATGCGTTCGCGCTTGGCGTTGATGTTGGCGTAGAGACCGGGCTTCATTTCATGGCTTTCTTAGGTGCTTTGCTGGGTTTGCCTGCTGCCTTGGCTGCGTTCTCTGCTGTGCTGAGTGCGATGGCCACGGCCTGCTTCATGGGCTTGCCTGCTTTCTTTTCCACCTTGATGTTCTTGCCGATGGATTTGCTCGAATAACCTTTGGTCAATGGCATGGGGTTCTCCTATTGCAAAAAGGGGGGCCGAAGCCCCCCAGTTTTTTGGCCAGATTACTGGTTGAACAACAAGATGCCGGACATCTCGGGGTTCTTGTTGACCACGCCGAACAGGGTGT